ATTTGGGGGTGCGGCCTTGTGCACCTCGCCAAAGATCAGGGGCGGCGCGAAAAACCACTTGACAGACGCCCGCCCCGGTGGTATAATAGGGGCAAGTTAAGAGGTTCGACGCCCGACACCCGGCGGAAGCGACAGGGGCGGCGCGAAAAACCACTTGACAGACGCCCGCCCCGGTGGTACAATAGGGGCAAGTCAAGAGGGCAGACGCCCGTGCACCTTGTAAATTGCATATAGGCCATGACAACCCGGAACACGCGCCAACATGCCACGACGTGCAGAACAGTAAAGCGCAGAGCGTGAACGTGTTTCCAGTGGGCAATCCTTAATGTTGTTTTGGTAAATTGCCCGGCGGTATTCAATCCGCCTAAACATAGGGACAAAATGTGGGATAACCCTATGGGATGAAGAGTCTTTGCAAATTAAGACGAAACGCACCCACGACACGCCGCCACGCGCGGCGCGTCGGCAAACGCCAAAATTAACAACAAAAGGAGAACTATTATGAACAAGTACACTTATGCCGCCCTTGACGAAATCGTCAGCACACTTTGCAAAAAGGTGGAAGACCTGCGTGAAAGTGCAAATAACAGTGTTGAATATTACACACGGGATGGTGAGGAAATTCCAGACTACGCTAAAGTTGAGATCGAGAAGGAAAATGCAATCGCTGACTTGATCGAAAAGTTCATCGAAAAGAATCTCAACCCCAAAATCTAACGCACACGCCGCCACGCGCGGCGCGTCGGCAACGCCAAAATCAACAACAAAAGGAGAACTAACATGAACAAGAAAATGATTGACCAGATGGTGGAGAACGAAAAGGTGAACGCAATCCTGAACGAGCTAGACTACATTGCTTATAGCAGAACCGTAGCAAGCCAGACGTTGACCCGTCTTAAAACCTGTCAGGCATGGACATATGAAAATGGCGATTTTGTCGTCCTTATCTCTTACAACACGGAAGTGGCGTGTATCGACATGAGAACAGGCATTTGCTATGACTATCTTCGCAAAGTCTACGGCTACACTGCAACAAGCGCGCAACACATCACCAAATTTATGAAAAAGTTCGGTGCGACAAAGAAAGTGACATACCGCCCGATTTAATCGGGCGGCGCGTCGGCAAACACCAAATAAACAACAAAAGGAGAAAGAGCAATGAGAAAGTACACTGTATACCACCATCGCGATATGGGTTATTGCGCAATGGTAAGATGCAATGGATTCAGTCAGCAGGTTTCTTTCTGGTACACGTCCCTCGCGCGTCTTAATCGCTATTGGGGTGTCAAGAATGGCATTCGTTTCAAATCTGTAAAGGATGTGGTTTACAAATGACAGACGCAATCACGCACGTTTTCGAGTGTTTGATGTTTTTCATCATCAGTGGCGCTATCACTTTCTTCACCTTAATTGGATTCGATAGTGTTTATCAAGAAATCAGAAAATGGTGGAAACATCGCCGGGGGAAGTAATTCCCTCGCGTCGGCAAACGACAAATGAACAACGAAAAGGAGAAATTACAATGACGCAAATCGCTATTTTTGTAACAGGTTCGCGCCGTGGCTATGTGCGAGTAGCATATCGCGGCAAGGAAACGCATATGATGCCCATACCATCGACTTTAAAGGGCTTGCGCGGCAACCATCGCAGGGCTTTGCAGTATTTCATATCAAGGGGCGCGACACATTACACCATAGCAAGCTATCAAGGCGTACCCACAAAAGGGTATAGCAATCAATATTGTTTTGATATTTACACTGCTTATAAATAAGAGCTACACGCCGCCACGCGCGGCGCGTCGGCAAACGCCAAATAAACAACGAAAAGGAGAAATAAAATGATCGACTTTGAAAAGGTATTTGCAGTTAGCGCAGATATCCAGCCCTATTGTGTAACTCTGCGCCCCGAAAATCTGGAACGTACCTATGGAGTATTCCTAGCCAGAATGGCAACCACGTTTGACGTTTCCGACGCACTCGCGGCAGAGCTTGACTGGATAGACAACGAATACAACGGAATCGTAACGCAGACTTTCGGGCGCTATCACCTAGCACTTTCTCGAGAAAACTGGCTGTCCGTTGCTGTAGTGACATCTTATCGCTATTACAAGGGAGGTAGACGCTCATGATTAGTGTTATCAACAAAAATTACACTCGGGACGAGGTAATGCGTCTAATCGACGCATTTGATCGACTAAACGCAGAATGCTGTGAAGTGTTCGACGGTGTTTGTGACACATGCGAATACAAAACACTTTGCCGTGACATTCAGAGAACCGAACAGTTCCTATTGGACAGGGTAAAGGCAGGATTTTACAGCGATAAAAAGCGTGTCCATCGGTCAAAATTACGCGATAGTTAAATATTTAACGGTTGACAATTTCTGCAATCTATGTTATAATTATGGCGTAGCCAGCAAGAGAATCCATATCTTTTCTTCCTCAGCGGGCGCGGCGCTCTCCCGCCAAACCCGCACACGGTCGGCACAGTTGCTTGTTCAGGTGCAATCCCTGAACCGACCAAAATAATAACTCTTAGGAGGAACAACAAAATGAGAAAGCCAATGATTACCCGCACCATCCAGACCACCCGCGCAACCGTGATGTTTATCGACACCACCAACCCCACCCCGTACACCAACGACATCGTGCTCCCGCGCACCTACAAGAACGACGACGCCATGCTGAAACTGGTAAAGCAGATGTGTGAGACTCCCACGATCAAGGCCGTGGCTATCATGTCCAGCAAGGTCGAGAGCGCCCTCTACGGCATGAGCGAGAGCGACTTTGTCGCCCACGCGCACATCATCGAGAAGCCCAGCAAGGACGCCATCGACAACGACACCGAGAACAACTAAAGGAGGAACTAAACAATGGAAGGCTACAAGGCAACTATCACTTTCGCAAGCAAGGAACTGACTGGCAAAGAGAAGGTCATGCTGAAAGACCTGACTAACGCAATTTCCCTCGACGACGCTACCGACGGCAACGCCCCTCTTGTCGTTGACCTCGACTATTACGCACTGATTCACATCCACAATGAACGCTCTGAGAACAAGGAATACGACGTGTGTGTCATCGTGGACAAGGCCGGAACAAAGTATCGCACGGGTTCCGAGAGCTTCCGCACCTCGCTCGAGGAAATCGTGGAGGACATGGCCGACACCGGTGAAGAGTGGAGCCTTAGCGTCTACCGCGTGCCCAGTAAGAACTACAAGGGCAAGAGTTTCATCACCTGCTCTGTCGTGTAAGTGATTAACAAGAGGGCTTCCGGTTATGCGTCTTTCCGGAAGCCCTCTTGCTTTCTACGGAGGTAAGATATGGCTAATGACTACAAAGCACTATGGTACAATGAACGGCAACGCATTAAGCGTTTCATAAAGTCTGCCGAAGAGCGCGGATTTAGATTTCCGTCTAATGTTATCCCAGAACCACCAAAAAGAATTACCTCGGCAAGCGTAACGCGGCTAAAGAAAATGACCCCGGCGTCTTTATATAAGAAGGCAAAATATTATGACCCCATCACCGATTCCCTCTTGTCGGGAACTGCTGGGCGCAAGATTGAGCGAAGTAAAGCGGCGCGTAAAGCGGCTATCACTCGCTCAAAAATGAGAACGATATTAACTAGAACAGTTGCAGGATCACCGCCTAACGATGTGGACGAAATTCTAAAGAATATCGATGTCATTATTGCGAAGTGGGATGTATCCGACACGGGATTGAAGAACTACGAACACTGGAAAGCGAACGCCATGCGTTCCGACCACCGAACATTGAAGAACATTCTCGAAGGTGCTATAGCTCGGGATGGTAGAAGGACTGTAGCAACGCGACTTGCTTCTCGAGCAGAGGAAGTGAACCAGTGGGTTATGGATATTTTGTATAACACTTCTGATCGTGAGAAATCTGCCAATGAATTGGTGTGGTTCGCAACCCTACTAAAAGGAGAAGCTCTTACAGAGAGTGAAAAGCAAGCCGCCGCTGAAATCGAGATGGAATTTGAGTATGAGGACTCGATCTAACAAGTTCTTGGTTGCTGATTTTGAAACAACCGTATACGAAGGCCAGACCAACACAGAGGTTTGGGCTGCGGCTTGCGTTGAGATGTTCACCGAGGATGTACACGTGTTTCACTCAATCGGTGAGTTGTTTGAGTACTTTGTAAGCATGAACTCTCACATCGTGTGTTATTTTCATAACCTAAAGTTCGACGGTTCTTTCTGGTTGTCATATCTAATGGATGTGTTAGGCTGGAAGCAAGCCAAAGTAGAACACGGCCTCGACGATGTTGAGTTTTTAAAACCTAGAGCCATGCCAAATAACACATTTACTTACAGCATTTCCAGCATGGGACAGTGGTATAAAATCGTCATCAAGTATCGCGACAAAATCATCGAGCTACGCGATAGCTTGAAACTTCTTCCATTCACTGTTGAGAGAATAGGAAAGAGCTTCAAGACAAAGCACCAAAAGTTAGAGATGGAGTACACTGGCTTAAGGTATGCTGGATGTGAGATCACACCAGAAGAAAAGAAGTACATTGCAAATGACGTGCTTGTCGTTAAGGAAGCTCTTGAGATTATGTTTCAAGAAGGGCACAAGAAACTCACCATTGGCTCTTGCTGTCTGGCGGAATACAAGCAAATCATAGGCCACAAACAATATGAACGCTGGTTTCCGGACGTATATGAAATACCGATAGACGAACGGTTTGGATCACCAGACGCAGGGCATTACATTAACCTCTCATATCGCGGCGGATGGTGTTACTTAGCGAAGGGAAAAGAACAAAAGCTAAAGCATAACGGCACAACCGCGGACGTGAACTCTCTGTACCCGTCAATGATGTCATCTGAATCTGGCAACGCATATCCAGTCGGTGAACCTACCTTTTGGTCTGGTGATTACATTCCAGAAGAAGCCACACGCGCCGACAAGTTTTACTTTGTTCGGTTCAAAACACGGTTCTACATCCGTCCCGGTAAGCTCCCATTCATACAGATAAAGAATAGCCTGTCATATCGCAGTAATGAAATGCTTGAGACTTCTGACCGTTACAACGATAAAGATGGAAAGTATTACAAGCAATACTTTGACGTTCATGGAGAATTACAAGAAGCGCGTGTCACACTAACAATGACGCAGACAGACTTTCAGCTCTTTAAGGAACATTATGAGCTGGTCGATTTTGAAATACTTGATGGGTGCTACTTTGACGCTAAGATTGGTATCTTCGACGAGTACATTGAAAAGTACAAGAAGATTAAGCTCGAAAGTACAGGTGCAAGAAGGGAGCTTGCAAAGCTATTCCTTAACAACCTATATGGCAAGATGGCTAGTAGCCCCATGAGCAACTTCAAAGTAGCATACTTGAAGGAAAATAAAGTAGTCGGATTTATAACCATTCTAGCCAACGACAAGAAGCCCGGTTACATCCCAGTCGGCTCTGCAATCACTAGTTACGCCAGATGCTTCACCATCCGCGCCGCACAGGCGAACTATCACGGCGTAGATAAACCGGGCTTTATCTACGCAGACACTGATTCCATTCACTGTGACTTACCAGCCGACCAAATAAAGGGCATTAAAGTTCACGATAAGAATTTCTGTTGCTGGAAGCTAGAAAGTTCATGGGACGATGCGTACTTTGTCCGTCAGAAAACGTACATTGAACACGTCACTCACGAGAATCTTGAACCAGTAGACAAACCTTATTACAGCGTGAAGTGCGCAGGTATGCCCCAGCGCTGTAAAGACCTGTTCGTCATGAGTATGACAGGAAACTACGACACAGAACTAACCGAGGAAGAACAAGATTTTCTTTACTACGACAAAGAGCACACGCAAAAGCACATCAGAACATTACAAGATTTTGATATAGGTCTATGCGTTCCCGGCAAACTTCGCCCCAAAACTATAAAGGGTGGCGTTCTGCTGGTGAACAGCGTGTACCAAATGAGGTGACAACATGATTTACATTTTCAACGAGTTCAACGGTGAGCCTATGCGCTTCAATCTAACCGTGTTAGATGATGGCGATTCATGCCGAGAAGTAGATGTTTATGTTCGGTCAGACCTTAGCAGCACCGACCTTAAAATGCCGGAGTTTCACCCGTGCCTTGTGTGGCATGAGGTTCGGTCGATTCTTGAACACTTTGGGTTTGACGCTGATTGTGACCGTTTCCTTTACTTCTGTGACGGTAAAATTATTCCGGCTCTTTCAAGTGAAGGCTTTGGTTGTCTTTTCACTGTAACAACCTAAACTAAAATCCCCTGTAGAATCATCTACAGGGGATTTTTCATATCTGTAACTCTTGCAACCACAAAGCGGTTGACTTCCGATATTCTGTGCGGGCAGTTTGTTTCACCTGTGTCACCCCGTCAGACCAGTGCAGTATACAAGAGCAGATACCTCAATAAGAGAGTGCTTTGAGAACAGCTTCTTTACAGCGAAGGTCTTTAAATCGGAAACAACCGTGTTCAAAATAGTATCTCATGTTAGCAATAAAGAAGTCATTCCTCTTGAGCATAACATAGTTCACGTCATGGTCGTCAGTTGTCACTGTAATGCGCACTCTGAATGTTCTGTCAGGAGTTGTATCACAGTACACAATTCCGCGTTCAGGGTATTCCCTGATTCCGAACTCCGTGTTTTTATATTTCAGTGTAGCTATATATCTGCTTTCACCTTCTGGTTTCTCGATGAATGCCTGACTGTCATTCAGGTACACACACTCACTAGAATACGCAACATAGCTATTACGTGCAAATGCTCTATTAAAGCCGCTTTCTTTCTGCGCCTTGCTTGCACTATCGACAAAGCCCTGCTCAAGAACAAAACCGTCGCCGCGGAGGAAGCGCGTAGAGTCGTTAAGCCTTTCGCTTATACCCATTTCCACATAGTATGGATTGATTATAGACACAGGGTTAGCGCACATATAAACAGGTACATAACGCACTTGTTCTCCGTGACCTCTGGCAATACTGGTATGCACAGACAGCAGTTTCCTAATTTCATCCTGACAGTAGTGATTAGTCTCACTCTGAAATTCATCAAAGAACATACGCTGTACGTCGCTGAACAGGTGGCTATACTTTTTAAGCTGGTCTGCACTGTTCAGGGAGATAGCATAGCCACAACTTTCATCATCCAAATACAGCTCATGGAAGATTCCAGAAGCGCGCCGTCTGCTTGTCATTACAGAACCCGCGAAGAACAGGCCAGCAATGTCCTTAAAGAATTTATCTGCGCAATCATCCAGTTCATAGTTATACCTGTAAACTAGGCAGAACTTTTCTCCACGATCTTTGAAGCGGTTCACAAGCATACGGGAGAAGTACACAGTTTTACCACCTGTGCGGTTAGTAGTACACATATAAATTTCAGGCTTCTTGCCGTTCAGGTCTTTCATGCTGAGTAACTTTGTGCCGTCATAGTATTTTCCCATTCGCTTGTCACTCCCTTTATCTATTCATAATCATTATAACATATTACTTGACAAAAATCAACCCCTATGATATAATTTATAGTAGGTTAAAGACCTGAAAATTACAAAATGAAACGGAGTGGTCGCATGAAGATGGATGTATTCAAAGCCGCATTTGCCGCCGCAGTTGGAGCGCTTGTTGCTTATGGAGTACAACTTTTCATCCCCTGTATCGTGCTTGTTGTAGTCATGCTGTTGGACTACATCACTGGCATGGTAAAGGCGTGGGAAGCTGGTGAACTGAGTAGCAAGATCGGTATCAAAGGTATTATCAAGAAGTTTGGCTACCTTGTTATCGTGTCTGTAGCGTGTGTGGCTGACTGGTGTGTGCGCTATGGAGCGGAAAGTGTCGGTATGGATTGGAAGTTTGATTTTTTGTTTGCTTCCATCGTGCTTATCTGGCTGGTTATTAATGAACTTATTTCAATCCTCGAAAACGTTTCAGCCATTGGAGCGCCCGTCCCTGCTTTCCTGACAAAGATTATCGACAAACTAAAGACTAGTACTGAGAACAAGGTGGGTGACAACGAAGATGAAAATCATTGAACAGGATTACCATTGGCACGGCGGTCTTACTAAGCGCGAGTTTACAAACCTGATTGTGCTCCATCATGCCGCCGCAAGTTCATGTACAGCTATGGATGTTCATAGCTGGCACGTTGCGAACGGTTGGGTGGGCATTGGCTATCACTTCTTCGTGCGTAAGGACGGCTCGATCTATCGTGGCAGACCTGAACAGTGCGTTGGCGCACACGCTTACGGCGCTAACTATCACTCTATTGGTATTTGCTTCGAGGGCAACTTTATGACTGAGACGATGCCTGATGCACAGATTAAGGCTGGCGCTGAGCTGGTGAAGTATCTGAAAAATAAGTGGGGCATTTCTTGGGTAGCTAAGCACAAGGACATTGGTAGCACAGATTGCCCCGGCAAGTATTTCCCGTTTGACAAGATTGCGCACGGGTGTACGGAAGAAATTAAGAATGAAGGAGCTGAAAAAATTATGGTCGAAACTATCGAAATTGGCAATGGCGACCGTGGCAACGCGGTCAAGACCTTGCAGGGCGCGCTCATCGCACAGGGCTATGCGATGCCGAAGTATGGCGCTGATGGTGTTTGCGGCGGTGAAACTGTCAGTGCTATCCGCAGTTTTCAGAGTGCGCACGGCTTGAAGGCTGATGGAATTTGCGGCAAAAACACATGGGGTGCTCTACTGAGGGGGTGATTGCGTGAAACCTTGGCGCAGAATTGGGCCGACCAAAAATGGCTCTATTTTTCTTCCCAAAGAATGTGTTGAGTTTTTGCTTAACCTGCCTATAACTTACAACGTAAAAATTATGAGTGGTGGCGTTACTTTTTCTAAAATTTTAGAGCTGTTTGGAACATCAAGTGAAACCGAAGGAACAACCTCGATTCAAGGATTTAAGCGCGGCTCTTTTTGGGATTTGATGGTCACAAAAAATACACAGGGAGAACCGGACATGGTGAGCCAATGTGGTAAACCAGTACCCATTCTAACAGAAGCTGAAAATGTTATAGGTATTTTCGTTATGACTGTTGATGGTCATCCAACTGACGGCGTTCTAACTGGCATGTGGAGGTAAGCTATGGCGTGGATTCACACTAACGCAAGCCTTAACCTAGAGCAGATGCAAAACAACGCTGTAGAGTTACTGTCTTACTTCACCACATCGGCAACAATTTCAGACGCAACCTACAACGCCGTAGCGGGTATGCTTGGGGTGCTACAGAGTGAATCCACTATCAACCCCGGCAGATGGGAGGGAGGCGTTGAGTATGGTCAACCACCATCTAATTATGGTTACGGCCTTGCACAGTGGACGCCGTGGACTAAAGTGTCAGACTACTATGGTTCTACCGACTTAGACAGCATGCCGGACTGGCTACAGTGCGAATTGATTTATGTCGGATTAACCACGGGTAGTCAATGGTTTGCAAATGATTTTGCAAGACCTGTAAACCCACCAATTAACGGTGTGGAGTTCTTGCACAGTGACTTACCTCCGTCAACGCTAGCAAAATATTTCTTGTGGTATTTTGAGCACCCCAGTGAATCTGTACTTCCTACGCGTGAAGCACAGGATAGTGCAAACGCTGAATACTGGTACAAATACCTTACCGGAGTAGACCCGCCTAAACCGCATAAGCCGAGAAAATCAATGCCCATATGGTTCTATCTTAGACCGTGGTAAGGAGGTTAAACATGGCAAAGAAAACAAAGGATGAACTTCTTGCTTCTGCCAAAGCCATTCTTGGCGACAACACATCCGATGAAGCGCTTACTTTCATGGAGGACATTTCAGATTCCCTTGAGGTAAGCACTGAGGATTGGGAAGCAAAGTACAAAGAAAACGACGCCGCTTGGCGCAAACGCTATGCCGAGCGCTTCATGTCTAGCGGGAACGATTCAGACCTTGAGCCTGAACCAGACGACGAGCCGAAGCGCATGACATATGAAGAACTTTTTAAGGAGGAATAAGAAATGCCCAGACGCGTATCTGTAAGTACCCTGAACGCTTCCACTATGGACATCCTTAATACCATTCGCCAGAACGCTGGCTATGAGTATCAGAGCCTTGTCCCGGAGGTTACTAATGAAACCGACATTCCGCGTGTCGGTGAGGTTCTGGTTGGCTACCCCTCTCTGGCTAACCAGTTCATCAATGCACTCATCAACCGTATCGCTCTTGTGAGGGTTAAGAGCGCAACCTTTAACAACGCCTATGCTATGCTCAAGAAGGGCTATCTTGAGATGGGCGAAGTCGTTGAAGAGGTTTTCGTCAACATCTGCAAAGCGCGCGAGTTCTCCGTTGAGAAGGCCGCTGGTAGAGAGCTGAAACGTAGTGTTCCCGATGTTCGTTCCGCTTTCCACGCCATGAACTGGCGAGTCCAGTACCCCGTGACTATTCAGGAGCAGGATCTCCAGCAGGCTTTTCTGAGCATGAGCGGCGTACAGGATCTTATCGCCCGCATTGTTGATGCTGTATATACTGCCGCAGAGTACGACGAGTTTCTGCTGTTCAAGTACCTGATTATCAAGGCTTACAACGCCAATAAGATTTTCAAAGTGCATATCACAGGCACGACGGCGGCGATTAAAAACGATGCCGCTATCTATCGCGGCTATTCCAATGCGTTGACGTTCATGAGCGATAAGTTCAATGCTTCCGGCGTAACCACCATCACGAAGAAAGAAGATCAGTACCTCTTCATGGACGCGCATTACAATGCGCAGTATGACGTGGAAGTGCTTGCTTCTGCGTTCAACATGAACAAGGCTGACTATCAGGGCAGACTTACGCTGATTGATTCTTTCAGCGAGTTCGACAATGATCGGTTCTCAGAGATCGTCGCTAACTCTGACATGATCGAGCCTGTTACTCAGGATGAGCTGACTGCCATGCAGAACGTCAAGGCAATTCTGTTTGACAGTGAGTGGTTTCAGGTTTATGACAATCTGACTAAGTTCACGGAGACGTATGTTGCTTCCGGCATGTACTGGAACTATTTCCTGAACATGTGGAAAACCGTGTCCTATTCTCCGTTCTCTAACGCTATTGCGTTCACCACCGAAGCTGTTGATGCCGCACCCGATTCTATCACTATCCCGGTCGTTTCCGTGGATAAGAGTGATGCTGCTACGGTGGTTACGTTTGGTCAGGCTGAGAGTGCCAACAAGGCTGTCAGTGTTCGTTTCGTCCAGACCCAGCAGATGGTTCAGGACGCGACGGCTGTTCACCCGTATGGCGCTATCATCTATCAGGCGAATGCCAATCCGGCTATTGTTCAGGTAGCGTACAAGCAGGCTGACGGAAGCGAGAAACTGTATGTCAGTCAGAACAGTGGTGGGAATGCCGCTGAGGCGTTTAACTACACGACCGCTAAGCCCGGTGACAGTGTCACCTTTAAGCCCGTTGCTTGATAAGCTGGCGGCTTAGGTTAAATAGGGAGTGGGGCATGTGCTCCACTCCCGATTGGGAGGATTGCGATGTATATTGCACCTAATACAAATATCAAAATTTTGAAAGACGTGCCACTTGAACCTAGTTATGAGAACACGCTGTACTTCTCTAGTATTAGTGCGCAGACCAATTACTTTAGCAGTAAAGCCAAATACACCCTAACCCAAAACACTTATCAGCGCGTAAACCGTGGAGTTATCCGTGTGGGAGTTAAGGCTGAAAGCCTGTATGACTGCAACTATGTGATGTTCCAGAACGCTGGGTATGGCAATAAGTGGTTCTATGCGTTCATTCTCAAAGTGGAGTTCGTTAATAATACAACTGCTGATGTGTTCTTTGATGTTGATGTCATGCAGACGTATTTCTTTGACTACACTCTGAAAGAATGCTTGATCGAAAGACAGCACAGTGAGACTGATGTAGCTGGTGATAACCTTGTTCCTGAGAATTTGGAAACTGGTGAGTATGTAAATACAGCGGCTGGAAGAACCCTTGATATTTCAGCCCCTGCAATCGTTGTAGCTTGTGCTTGTAGTGATGAAGCGGGTGACTATTACGGAGGTAAGTTTAATGGAACTTACTCTGGCATTAACTATGTCTCCTTTGACAATACCGATGATGGTATAAGTCAGTGTCAGGCATTCATTAAAAAAGTGGGGAACTCCGGGAAGGCCGATTCAATTGTTAGCGTGTTTATGATGCCAAAGGCTCTTGTTGGCAAAGAAGGTTCAACAATCAAAAACTTCACATTTCAATTTAATCTTGACAAGACCCCATCTGATATTGACGGTTATGTGCCTAGGAATAAGAAACTGTTTACATCACCTTACAGTTTCTTAGCCGTAAGCACCAGAATGGGCAATATCAGCAAGTATGACTGGGAGTATTTTTCTGGTTCTAATGGAATTATTTTCAGCATACTTGCGGACACCACACCGTCGCCCTCTGTGTGGCTTTGCCCACAAGATTATAAGGGGCTTGATGTAAACTTTGATGAAGCCTGTGTTATGACCGGATTCCCTCAGATTGCTTATAACGTTGACACGTTCAGGGCATGGCTTGCGCAGAGCGCCGGGACATTGGCTGTTAACAGTGCGGCCAGTGTCGGAAGCGCAATGTACAAGGGTGGCCAAAATGCAATTGCACAACTGCCCAACGGTGTTTCACGCGCAACCTCTATGGCCGCCGGAATTACGGGAGCAGCAGGAGCAGCCCCTGTTGCAATTGGGCTTGCCGCTCTTAGTGTTGTGGCAGAAGTCGTTGAGCATGCCTATTTGCCTACAGTTGCCAGAGGAGCACAATCTGGTATGGTATGGGCTGGAACTGGCGATATGTCCTTTAGATTCTATCACAGGCATATAACAGCCCAGTTTGCCAAAATCATTGACGAATATTTCGATATGTACGGGTATGCACTTCACCGAGTAGCTACACCTAATCGCTCTGCAAGACCCCATTGGACTTATGTTAAGACAGTGGGTTGTGCAATTGTTGGAAGTATGCCTAGTGATGATGCGCGAAAGATTCAAGATATCTACGACAACGGCGTAAGATTTTGGAAAAACCCAAACGAGGTTGGCAATTACAGTCTTGATAATAGACCGTAAGGAGGTGGTAATGTGAGCAGAAAAAACAAACAGTTTTGGGAATCAGTCGCAATGAACAATGCTACATGGGCGCAGTACGCTAGACGACTGACGGAACTTAGTATTTCCATGTTCGATTGGAAGAACCTCCCTGACAGTGTAGACCCCAGATTCCTAGAGCTAACACTGTTCAGCGACGGTCAGGCCGTGTTCTTCAAGGACGAGGTTATGGGCTACCTTGCTTTGCAATGCGCCGCAAATGGAAACTTTAATCAGTACAGAATCCCGACGAAAAGAAGAGCATATGCTGTTAATGGATATCAGAAGGACTTGGATATTAGCGATAGCGTGATTATCTATAATAACTATCTGAGAACAAACAGTTGGCTCGACGTGCAGATGTTCGCAAAGAGACTGTACAACCTTGACCGCGCTATCGACGTGAACGCCAATGCGCAGAAAACGCCTATCCTACTGCTTTGCGACGAGAACCAGAGGTTGACAGTGGAGAACGTGTACATGCAGTATGACGGTAACATGCCTGTGATTTTTGGAGATCGTGGCCTTAACACTGGAATGGAAATGAAAACCTTGAACACGCAAGCCCCATTTGTGTGTGATAAACTTTATGAACTGAAAACGCAGTTGTGGAATGAAGCCCTTACGTATTTGGGAATTAGTTCTGTTAACAGCGTGAAGAAGGAAAGACTTGTCACCGACGAGGTTACGCGAAACCTTGGCGCTACTGTTGCAAGTAGGTATAGCAGACTGAACGCAAGGAAAGAAGCATGCGAAAAAATCAACCAGATGTTTGGACTTAATATTGACTGCGAATACCGCACAGATATCCATTATCTCGACGACGAGGATGTTGCGCCAGATAGGGAGGTAGAAGATAATGAGTAACTACACCACGGAACTTCGATGGTGGTGCGAAGAGGTGACAGGAATGAAGGGTGAAAGCCCTAGCAAAGTTATTCCAAAGGCCGCGCCGTTGCTCTTTGATTTTAGTTTTCCATTTTGGTCTTTTAACTTGAATGATAAAACAGCCTTCCAAATCAAAATCATTCGCCATTTCTACACCAGAGAAATTGGGTTTGAAACAATGGGTTTGTTTAAGCTCAAACTGGAAGATAAGATGAATGAAATCATGCCATACTTTAACAAACTTTACGCCGCAAACAATAAGGAATTTAATTTTCTGAACACAGACGAAGCAAATGAAAATGAAACCGCAAAAATTGATACTAGCGCTAACTTCACTACAAATACAGACAGAAATGACAATGGCATTAGCAAGTATTCAGACACCCCTCAAGGCTCTATTACAGACCTTGAAGCTGGTAACTATATGACTAACGCCACTATTGACGAAGCTAGTTCAAAAGCGGAAACCTCTGGGAAAAATAATGGGGAAGAAGCACGTACAGCAACAAGAACATACACAGGAAGAAAAGGTGCTTCTGCTGGTCGGCTCTTGAGCGAATACTATGAAGCGCAGAAAAACATTGACAGAATGTTGTTCAAGGAGCTGAATGTTCTGTTTATGAATATTTGGTAAGGAGGTTCATATGGCAGATAACCTTGAAAAATTCAATTGGCCTTTCCGTTGCTATCCTGTCCTGCCGCTTGTATATGACGATAGTTTGTCATATTATGAGTGCATTGGAAAAATGCGCGAAAAGGTGAATGAGCTGGTAGCGTATGTCCAGAATCTTGAGGACATTTCAAATGCCTACACAGATCAGCAAATTGGTGCTTTGCGTGATTATCTTGAGACTGAGCTTAGCACAGCCATTGCGGAAGTTAACGCTGATTTGAGCGGGCTTGAGGCGAAGATGAACGCCGAAGATAACCGCTTGCAGGAAGAGATTAACAACTTGGTGGCTGAAATTAATGCCGTTATCGCTAGCATTGATGCAAGCGTTGAAGTTAAACTTCGCGAGTACGATAACTACATCAAAGACTACATTGCTAGTCAGCTTATTGATGTGAAGGTTATCAATTACTTCACAGGTGAAGCTGTTACGATTCAGGAGATGTTCGATTATCTTGCGGCTCTTCACATTGATAACGGCCTTACCTATGATGAAATTGCCGCGCGTGGTTACAGCTACAATCAGCTCGCTCAGCTTGCCGCAACCAATGGCGGAACATATCAGGCACTTAACAGAAACGCGGCTACAATCTGGCCTGCAAAGTAAAAGGAGGAATAAATTATGCCCGGTGTAACTAATAACTTTAAACTTCCCATCGCTCTCGGCTCTGACCTTTACAACCACCTGACAATTGACAATGCGGCATATCAGAAGATCGATGAGCAGATGTTCAAAAATCAGAACGCGGCTTTCTCTACAGCTACGCACACTAAGAGTGGCAATACTCACGTCATCGTGAGGAATATCCCGACGTGCGCTGTTTTCTGGTTCACGGCCACTGATGATTACCGCACTGGTGAGCCTATCACGGTCAACGGTAATAGCGTTAGTGCGCGTCTCCCGACTGGTGCTGGACTGCCTGACTATTGTTGGCGAATCAACAGCAAGGTCATTTGCATTGTTGAGGGTAGCGCCATGACGGTGTTCAGTACTGTATCTTCTTCGGATGCGGCGGCAAGTGCATACCCCGTGGGTAGTGTTTTTATCAGCACTGTTGCAACTTCGCCTGCTACGCTTCTTGGCTTCGGTTCGTGGGAGCGCATTCAGGGACGTTTCCTGTTCGCGTCTGACAGTGCGCATGCGGCTGGCACTGTTGGTGGCGAAGAGAAGCACACTCTCACGGTGGCTGAGCTTCCTGTGCATGATCATCAGAGTGGTAGCGCTGGTGGGTACTACCTGTATGGTGGTGATGGAACGGCTGATGGCCCTGCCGCTGGTCAGGGCTATCGCACTCCGATTACGAGTCAGAGAACTGGCGTTACTGGTTCCGGTGCTGCGCATAACAATATGCCACCTTACCTGAGTGTTTATATGTGGAAGAGAACCGCATAAGAGTTGATATGGGGAGCACTTGTAGTGGTGCTCCCCATAGCTATTTTCGGTGCAAATGTGGAGTACCGTTTTCCTGCATTACCT